TATAGGAGATTATGAAGGCTCTATGCAGTATGACCCTGATGCAGATGAAGTAGAAGCCTATCCAAGAGGAGAATAACCAATGACTACCAGACAACTTACCGTAGAAGAAATCAACGGCATGGAGTGTCCTTGGTGTTATTCTCAATACCTATTCCTTGATGACTTAGAGCAGCGTAACATTCTCCAGGCCAGAGAGGAGAGACCCGGATGGGTTGTTGGCCATTGCTATAAATGTGACTACGACTTCTCATCGAACAAGCTACTAGAACATATTAGAAGACTAGAGGATAAGGAGATATAAATGGGCCCATACTGTAAATATTGCGGAGAACGATGCTTTGTCCATATGGATCGGTGGCCTGACCATGTAAAAAAGGCTTACGGATATCCAGATAAAGCCACGATTGCATCTACTTGTCGTGGAGGCCAAGCGTTTGAACGAAAGCTAACAGGATTCTCGTATGATGACGTGAAGGATGCGGTTAAAAAAATACCAGCTTGGTGATAAAGATCTTAATCACTAGTCTTATTTTCCCCTCTCTCTTTAGAGAGAGAGAGGGGAATAAATAGGGAAATAAAAAATCCCCGGCTAGAACAATGTTAGTCCCAACCGGGGAATTCAATATAGGTAGTTCAATAATATCATAACTAGGAGAGAAATGGAAATGGGCAAAGAAACCAGAACCCAGATCCGACAACTAATATCATTCAGCCCCACGATAACAGATGCAGAGATATCAAGGGTCCTTGGTATCACCAGACAAGCAGTCAATCTGCACACGAGATCGATGGGTGACCTGGTCCGTGACCGTGGATTCAACAAGTGTACTGGCTGCGGTATAAGGATAAGTAAAAGAAGAACCCTATGGTGCAACCAATGCAGGAAGATGAGCTATTCCTATGAGTTTGTATGCTTTCAGTGTGGCACTTTGAATGTAGCTACCGGTGCATCGGCCACCCAACGGAGGAGGTTAATTTCTAAAAATCCTAAACGGAAGGAGTTTTGTGATAACGCTTGTGCCAGTAGGTACAGGGCCAAGCAGCGATGGGCTTTAGAAAAATTGAGGAACGCTTGACAACGCATGATAGTCTAATACCACATAATAAGGAGCAATAATTATGCAGAAAAATGACAGACAGAAGAAGGTAATGACTGGTAAGCTTATCAGAAAATATACTAACGAGAAGAGCTTGAAGGTGTACCTGATTAAGGAAGGTGATGTAGAAGAAACATCACTTACCGCATGGTATAAAACCGATAGCAGCCCCAGAGGACTTGACCCTACTCATTTTGATGGGCATCCGATTGGATCGGTATGGATGTTACAGTATACCGAATCAGCAACACTGGATAGAAGTGGGAATCCCTACCTCAATATTACGGGAGCAAAGTTTGTTAGAGGGCCAGATGCTGCTGCTGATGATAAGCCTTCATCAAAGCCATCAGGTTCACCACAGAGCAGAGATAGCGTAGGTCTTAGTATAACGAGGCTTGCAGCTCTCAAGATAGCATCATGGCAGACAGTGCCACTGATGGAAGATCTTTGGGATGATAAGGATAATCCTCAAGATCTCAACCGCATAGCACAACTTACTGCCAGACTGGCAGACTACTACGTTGAGTATGCTGACACCGGGAAGGTAGAACCATCTCCAGGTGACGAGGAAAAACCTACCAATACCACTGAGGAGATGGAATTCTAATGGCAACTATAGAACATAAGATAAAAATTCCTGTAGCTTTTAATCTGTCTGAGCCTATGGTTCAGATCAATAAGAAAACCACCTATTCCAATGGTGGATCGAGGACCCACAGACAGTATGAGCTATCTCATCTCCTCGATACAGAAGGAAAGAAACCAAGGGTTGATGGTGTAACAAGCATCATAAGCAGCCAGCTTACAGCCCCCGGACTTGACTACTGGAAACAGGACTGGATCAGGCGAGGATTGACTGGTCACAAGGGTGAACTTACCTCTGGATCGATAGATGAAATCATGTCAGCATCAGATAAGGAAGCCCAAACCAGTATGGAGATAGGGAATGACCTTCACAAGATCATCTCAGGACTCCTTACAGATTCCAATCCCTACCCTTCTGTATCTGATCAGCTACGCCCGGCTGTTACAGCATTCCTAAGATGGCGTAACCAGTACTCTGACTGGAAATGCGTGGGATCAGAGGTTGGTATATACAACTACGAGCCAGCGATTGATATAGGGTATGCCGGAACTATCGATGCCGTGTTTGCTAGAGGTAGTGAACTGATGATCGTAGACTGGAAGACATCCAGTGGTCTTTATGACTCGAACTATATGCAGCTGGGAGCATATGCCTATGCCTTACAGCGTCTGGTACAGGAGTACACGGCCAACGCACCAAGCAGTAACGGTAACTCGCACAAGATCCCATTCAACAATGTAGATGCCAGAGCAATTCGATTTGTTAATGCCTATCCATTGGACGATAACGGTAAAAAAGATAGAAGTAAAGCAAAGATTTTTGAGGATCAGGTAGAAGAGAGCGAGAGTATAGATGTATCCTTTTGGATGGATGCCTTTCTCTCCTGTTACCATCTCAGGGATGCGAGAAAATCAAAAGTAAAGACCCACTTAATATAGGAATCTCATGTCAGATCTTGAATTTAAACACGGCTTACCATGGAACGAGTTGGTATGTATCTCATGTGGTGGTGGGATAACCAACCAGCCATGTGATGACCACTGGTTCGGTGATAATCCAGACAGTAAGCACTTAGCTCAAGAGGTAGCCAAGCTAAAACGTTTGGTCACCGAACAGCAGGTGGTGATCGAGGAGCTGATGAAGAATAAGCCACCATCCTATTCCGAAAAGAATGCCAAGCATATACAACAGAAGAAGCCAGTGAAATTTGTAGGGGGATATAAATGGAAGAACCAAAAATAACTCAGGTTGGAAGTGGAATCAAGATCAGGTGGAACGGATATGACCTGACTGCTGAAGTAACACGCATGAGGCCACGGAGCGATGATATAAAAGCAGAAGTTCAGTGGATGTTTCAGGGATCTGAACTCAAGAGAAGTAACGTCACTACCTCTGAGAATGGTATGGATGTATATGAAAGACGTATGAGGAAGAGGCTCGCCTTTGATGACTTCAACATCAACTTGAGCCAGGTTCTGGAAGACTTGCGTAATATCATAGTCGATGCAACCAGAAACTTTGAGGATGCCGTTAAGCTCAAGGATGTCCCGGTATCTATGGATGGAATTAGCTGGAAGATTAATAATCTCCTGATAGACGGTGGCATCACTGTTATCTATGCAGATGGAGCCAGTGGTAAATCTTATTTAAGCCTGTTCCTTGCAGTGCTATGTCAGGAGAGCTATGCAAATGATGAACACAAGCTTGTTGTTAAGCCGGGTAACTCACTCTTTATAGACTGGGAGACAGAAGCTGACAAGATAGCTCTGCGTGAGAGGAAGATCATCAATGGTCTTGGAATAGAGAACCCAAAGTCATGCCACTATCTCAGGGCCAGGCTACCTCTGCTTGATGAGATCGATAATATACAGGATCAGATAGAGGCTAATGATATAGACCTCATAGTGATCGACTCAATGGGTTATGCAATGTCAGGAGAGCTGGAAAGGCAACCGGATGTCAGCGAGTTCTTTAGAAACCTTAACCGTATTCGCAGGAATGACGGCAGGGAAATAACCAAGCTGCTGATCTCACATGTTACCAAGAAGGGTGAACTGTTTGGTTCAGCATATGTCAGGAACAGTGCGAGACTTGTCTGGGAGATTCAGAAAGATGATGCTCAGGGATTTGGAACTAACAGTATTGATATAACGCTGTTCTGCGAGAAGGTTAACGATGTCAGTGAACAGCCACCACAATCGTGGCGTATTGAGTTTGAACCTGACTCCGTGAAATTCCTGCGGAAGGATACCTACGATACGGACCAGAGGGCAAAGCTCTCATACAGTAAGCTAGTCTACGAGATACTGGAACGGGAAGGTCCTATGGAAATGGAGCCACTGGTACAGAAGATAGCAAAAATTAAGAAGCTAAATAAACCTGCTGATGAGGCTGATGTAAAAGACAATGTTGCATCAGCAGTCAGTAAGCATATCCATGAACACGATACATTGGAAAGAACAGATAACGGTCTGCTGATACTGAAGAATCCAGGTGGAGAGTCTCCGGTAGCAGTAGAAGATAAGGAGTCACCATGGGAACTATAGCAGAACTGCTGAAGAAAGCAGATGATGCCGGGATTACCCTCTCCTTTAAAGAGGGTAGGGTATTTCTTACAGGTAACAGGGAAGATCCTGTTATAGAGGAGCTGAAGAGCAATAAGGATATGATTCTGCGACACCTTGAAAAGGTAGAATACCTTGTCAACAAACTGATTGTGGGTAAGAAGTGGTTAACAAAAGAACACCGTACCCTGTGGGTGACTGGAGATATCTTGGATGAGAAGAAGTGGAATCGGGTTATCGAACATATGCACTGGTGGGCTACCCTTGAAGAGGATTTAAGATCTGAAGGATTTGAAGGATGCCCGGTGGGTGAATGTGAATCAACAGTAATACAGCCAGTACGCTGTAGTTACTGTGCTGAGACTGTTAAGCAAGAAGCTAGATGGGATGATCTTCATAGATCACTGGAAGAACTAAAGGACAAGTAGCATGGCAAAGCTAAGAGCTGAAGACCTGGAAGACGGAGATACTATTACCGCTGCACAGTTCCGTAAACTGGTAGGTGCTGATGAAGGTTTGGGAGATACCCCAACACCATTATCAGCTACCAGTATAGTAGAACTATATACTAAACCTGTAAAACGTAACCGCCCAGAGCAGACTTTCCAAAGAGAGGTACAGGAATTTGCAAGGGCAAATGAGTGGATAGACTGGCATCAATTAAAAAGTAAGGGTACCAGGGCAGGGTTTCCTGACTTGGTATTACTGCGAGAGCCTGACTGTCTATGGATAGAACTGAAAGCTCCCAATGGTAAGGTTACTACCGCTCAAAAAGAGATGCACGATATGCTACGTGCATGTGGACAAACAATTTACGTATGGAAACCAGAAGACTGGGATGAAATAGTAGAAGTACTTAAGCCGAATACTAAGGAGGAATAAATGTGGATACATGTACCAGAAACGTACTCTCCATCTGTAGCGGATACGGAGGAATTGAACTTGGACTTGAAATGGTTGAGCGAACTCGCACAGTCTGTTACGTGGAAAACGAAATCGGTGCAGCCTCGATCCTTGCAGCACGTATGGAAGACAACACCCTCGATTCGGCACCTATCTGGTCTGACCTGCGATCCTTTGACCCAGAGCCGTGGCGTGGCAAAGTGGATATCATCGCTGGAGGATTCCCATGTCAGCCCCATTCAGTCGCTGGTAGCCAAAGAGGAGAAGACGATCCAAGGGAACTCTCAGGAGAAGTCCTCAGAATTGCAGCCGGACTTGGATACCCAACTATCTTTCTCGAGAATGTTAAAGGCATCCTCAGATTTTACTGGGATAACATACGACCCAAATTACGAGAGATGGGCTATGAGGTTAAGGAAGGACTCTTCTCGGCGGCAGAAACTGGGGCACCACATAAGAGGGAGAGACTTTTCATCTTGGCCTACACCGAGAGTGAGCGACACGGAAGGGGGG